AAGGTGTCATAGATAACCATCTCAACTACGTCATTGAGGGATGCCCCTGTGACCAGTACCATTGTTGTACCTGTCGTGGCTGTGTAGTCTGTTCCCGGCTTGAGTAGAACACCATTCTGGTACACGTCCATATACAGGCTATCCTGATAGGTCAGTACCTTTGCATCTTGGTCACTGCCACTAAAGCTAGTCTGTCCTGCTGTCGCTTGATATACAAAGCGATTGCGAACTCCTACTGATGGGGATTTTCCTATGTATGGCATGAGTTATCCTGCTATCTCTGTGGCTATAATTATTGAGTTTCCACGTTCAAATGCAATGTTATCTGTATCAGTAACAGTCCTATTTAGATATAAATTTGCCGCATGACTTGCATTAAAACTGACAGCGTAGGTTATTGCAGATGTTGAAGATGGAGTGTCAACAAACAAAATGTTTGCAGAGTCTGGTGTACTGTTTGCATCTTGCGCTGGATAATTAGCGGCATTCATGGCGATACCGCCTCGTCTGCTTCCTGCTGTTGCCGCGCCTAATCTTGTGCTATCACGATAAAATGCCCACAACAATTCATGATTACCGACGTTACTGCTCTCATAAAAAACACTTGCTTGAAGCAAAATCTTTGATGATGTTGAAGATGGTGTAATGCTAACAGATAGGTGACTTGTGCTATCGTTTGCGTTTGATGCAATTAAAAGCTCATCTGTAGCAGAAGCGTAGGCGTAATAAGTGAAATCAGTTTCAATGTGACTTACAACCTGCAACACACTACCCGCTGGCAATCCCGCATCTCTAATTTTAGTCAACGCCATCTATTTATCTCCAAACAGGGATGACCCCTACGCTTATGCGTAAGGGCTATCGCCAAGTACGCTTGTATCCCAAGCTGCTTTCAATGCTGCAATATCAGATGCAGATGTAATAGCAGAGTCTGCTGGGGCATCACGAAGGGCATCCTTTGCTGTTGCAATAGCAGTTGTGCTAGTGCCAGCCTCTAGTGCCTTCATTAGTTCTACGTCTTTAGCCGCAAGCAATGGCTCACGAACCTCACGGATTTTATCCTTGAAGATTACTTTGGCTGCGTCCATGTCTTCAGTGATAACGCTGCCACTCAATGACCATGCACCACGAAAGTGACGGTCAGAAGGTACGGTTGCTGTTGAGGCATCAATCTGATTCCCGTCCTTGTCTACGATGTATGTTTGTGCCATTAGGTTTCTCCTCTTAGGCTGCTAAATCGGTGACGCTTAGTTCTTCAGTAATCTTCCAAGCGTTGCGCCACTCACGTGTACCCGGAAGCTGTTCTTTACGGCATATAACCATTTTAGGTTTGTTGCCTTCATCCCAATTGCGCCACACATGCTGTGGGCAATCTTTCATAATTAGGTATTCTATTGCTTGCTCTTCTGTCATAGCCTCTACAGGCTTTGTGTTATGTAGCAAGTGTCCTCTGGTATGCTTTACAAAGTCAGGCTTTGCTTCATCTTTAGCTAGTTCCCAGTATACTTGTACTGGTGGTAAGATGCCGCCCTGTAGCGCACAAGCCATCCAGTTTGGGTCAGGCACAAGTATCTTAGCGCACTCGTCTACACTGTCCTCATAAACTACACGATAGTCTGATTGCACACCGTCTAGGTTTTCCTTTGCCCAGCATAGGCGGTCAAACAGGTGGGTGCCTTTGAATGATGGTGTCTGCATTAGGCGAGGTCTCCGTGTACTGTTGTCATAATTCCATCCACGTCAGAAAAAGTTCCTGCATAGTTTTGACATCTAACACCAAATTCACCTGTTGTTTTTGACGTTGCGCTTGTTCCTGCCATTATCTGCGGGTTTGCCCCAGAGGGATTTTGATTTGTTGCTTGGAACGAATAGTCATCATTGGCGAAAGAATTAGTAAAGTTAGTGTCAAAATTTGATAACCCATTATCAGTCAACGATGCTGTGTTTAGTGAATCTCGCAAACTTATTGTTCCTGTACCATTAAAACAATTCCACGCCTTCGCACTACCATTCACCACATACTGCGTATCAAGTGACCCAGCGGTGCTGTGTTCTAGGGTATCTGCTTTGATTTTTCCTAGTGCCATTATGCGAGGTCTCCAAAAATCTGTCGTGTATCGCTATCTATGTCATAATTGTTTGCATCATATCGTCTGCTTCTAGTAAATAGCGTTGATGTAGTAAATCCATTTGCACTATTAGTTGCACCCGTGCTTCCGTAGTTTTCATCGCCAGATGTATCTGAACCGCCTCCAATACCTACAGAATAACTATAGTAAAAATTAGACATATTGTTTGAAAACGTATAACGGTATCTTCCTGTTCCAGTATCAGCCGCACTACTGACATTAAAACTATCTCGTATATCATTACCTGTTTTACCGTCAAAATGTATCCACATCTTACACAACCCCTGCTGCAAGTTAGTGGTCGTGCTATTACCTTCACCTGTTACAAGGATAGACCCAGCGGTGCTTGTGCCAGTGAGTTTGTTTACTAGTATCTCACTCATGCTAGGTCTCCGTGCATAATTGCCATACTGTATTCGCTATCAAAAAGTTGTCCATCAACGCTTCCAGTAGAACCTAATCCAAACTTAATCCTTAAAGAACCAGTTGCAGGGGCGTTTGAATTGTCAGCACCCATTAAACCCACATAACCTCTATTGGGTTGATTGTTACCTGATGCGCTTCCTGATATTGTGTAGGTAGCGGCAGAAAAAGCATTGACAAAGTTGATAGTGTAATCTCCTTGACCATTATCAATTAAACTAGAAATGCCGTGATTTTCACGAATTGCAACAGTTCCAGTTCCATTAAAGTTTACCCACGCCTTCGCAGCACTCTGCTTGGTCAGCGTAGCCGCACCGCCGCCTGTACTCTGAATGGTATCTGCTTTCAATGTACTCATAGCGTCACCAATGTCCCACCGCTTTCAACGGTTAATGTAACACCACTAGCCACAGTAAACGGACCAGTTACGTTGGCGTTTTCTGTAGCTAAGATGGTTGTGTCTGCTGTAAGGGATTGTGCGTTAGTACGGAACAAGCCACCAGCCTTGAAATTACCCTTGTTCTCAGCGGGTGGTGTGATTGTACCAGCTTGGGGTGCTAGGTAATTTACGAAGATGTTGCCTGTACCAGAGGAAGGGGCAGCAGTGAATGTAAGTGTAGTGCCATCAGGAATGGTATAGGCTGCTGTGTCCTGCACAACGCCATCAACTGATACCAGTACGTCTTGCACAGAAGATACTGTGGTAGTCAGTGTGAATGTAGTATCGGAACCATCACCATTAAAGCGTTGTACAGCTTTAGTAGCTTGATAAGAACCCGGAACTTTTTGACCAATATACGGCATACTTTATTCCTTATGAACTAATAGTATCGACTACGGAAACCCAAACATCTGCGCTTGATGCAGTATCACTCTGTACTTTAAGTACATCACTTGCTTGCATTACAACCTTTGCACCGCCATCCAAGACCTGCAGGGTTGAACCTACAGGAATAGGTGCATCTTTAATAATGTAGTAGTCGTTAGACCCATCATTAATAAATACATCCATTAAGATTTGGGTAGTTGTAACATTAGCAATATTGATACCAATAAGAGCATCATCGGAGTTAGCTGTACGCAAAGTTACTGCGCTTGTGCCAACATTCCGTGCAATGTTTCTTTCAAAATCCTGTGCCATTTCATCTCCTAATTAAGATAAGTATAATTATACCATACTTTTATTCATTTGTCAAGTGCTAAAGCGCAATCGCCATCGCCACGGCAAAGCCAGCAGTTGCACCTGCAGATGGTAGGTTAGTCAATTGAGACCCATCTACTCCCGGCAATCTGGCAGAACCATCTAAGACAATAGCATTGCCAGCAGATGTTCCAGTGTTCAACACCGCTGCTGTTCCTAGCCCTAGTGATGTACGTGCTGTACCTGCAGTCTCTAATACAAAGTTAGAACCATCGCCTACAATGAAACCACCATCTGTGACTGCTAGTCCAGCTACATCTTGTAACTGTGCATCAAGTCTTGCATTAGCAATTGTACCTGTAAGCTGTGTAGCTACAATAGACTTGTTAGTAAGTGTCTGTGTAGCTGTAGTACCTACAAGTTCCTGATTGCCACCTGCAGGTAATGTAAGTGTGTTAGTTACAGATGCAGAGTGTGGCTGTGGCTGTATTGTTTGTGCGTGTGCATTACTGCTTTCACAATAAAACTTTACCTGAGAAACTGAACCTGTGCCTGTACGGATATCTACAAGGCCATCAGATATAGTAACACCGCCACTAGAGCCATTACCATCAAGATTAACTTTACCTGAACCGTTAGGTAGTATGTCAATATCTCTATTGGAACTAGAAACAATGTCTCTTGCTAAAACATCTAAGTCACCACCTAGTTCTGGTGAGGTATCGTCTACAACTGCGTTAATACCGCTACCTGCAGCAGTAATAGCAGATACAGAAACTTTACGTAAAGCAGTAGCGGAGTTGTCATACAACAATACTAAGTCATTAGAAGCATCTACAGTTGATTCTGCAGTCTGACCAGTAATAACAGTAGAATCTACAGCAATGTCATTAGCATTAGCAGTAATACCTGCACCACCAATGACGTTAAGTGTAACATCACCTGATGTACCACCACCTGTCATGCCTGTACCAGCAACTACAGAAGTAATGTCACCTACAGGTATAGCAGCTACTTCAGCATCTACATAAGCTTTAATTGATTGTTGGGTAGCAAGATGAGTGGCACTGTCAGATGCCATATTATCTTCATCTTTAATGGAAGTTCCACTTATTGTACCGTTTAGGACAGCACTTGTCAAGGTTTTATTTGTTAATGTTTTAGTACTTTGTGCTAGATAGGTATCAAAGGTGTCTACTGATGTCTGGCGCATTGTGCCATTGTCATTAGTTAGAAGACCGTCACCACCAGCTACGGCTGTTGTACCTACAGTAGAACCACCGTCTGTCAGATTAAGTTCTGCTGTTGTAGCTGTAACACCGTCAAGGATGTTTAACTCAGCAGTAGTAGAGGTTACACCATCTAAGATATTTAGTTCTGCTGCTGTTGATGTAACGCCATCTAGTATGTTAAGTTCTGCAGTGGTAGAGGTTACACCATCAAGAATGTTTAACTCTGCAGCGGTAGATGTAATAGCTGTACCATTAAGGTCAATCGCATCTAAGTATGCGACACCATCTATGTACAGGTCTTTCCACTCTGCAGAGGAACTACCAATGTCACGAGTATTATCACCGTCTGGTATTAAGTCTGCACCAAGTGTGCCTGATACAATCACGTTACCTGATAGGGTCATAGTGCCAGCAATGTTAGCAGCACCAGCAATATTTAAATCTTTAAACTTCTTAGAACTAGAACCTAAATCAATATCGTTGTTAGTTGTAGGCTCAATGACACCATCTTTAACTACAAACTGTTCTGTGGATGTACCGCTTACGTCAATATTAAATTCTACTTGGTTGTTTGTATCATCAACAACAACCTTGTTTTTAGGCGTGGCTACACCGGGGTCTCCAATCAAACCGATAACTGGACCTTCAGCGGCTGTACCATCGTGCTTGTGACCTGTTGTATTATTGAAACTACTTAGTAGTTGGTTAAACTCGTCATTACTGTCTGCTGCGGTGATAATATCGCCATCAGCAAAACTTGACTGTCTAGTATAACCTGCCATTTATTATCTCCTTGCGTCAGCCTGAAACTCTAGCTGAAATCCTTTTAATGAGTAAGGTGCTGATGTGCCTCTATCGTTAACTCGTAGTGCTACAGCAAATCCACTACCTTCAATTGGCTGTCTTACTAATGGGTTTGACTGTCCACCGTAGGTAGCTGTACC